GTATGACTTGCCACCCCCTGCCGCACCCCCATATAATACGTCGGTCTCACCTGCGGCTAAAAATTCAGTCTGGGGCCCTTCGTTAGGTTTGAAGACTATCTTGTCTTCTAAAGCCTTTTTGACTGCTGGGCCCCTAGACTCTAAATCAACATCCTCAATTACCTTGGGCTTTCCGTTGAGCATGTCTAGCGTATCTTTTTTCTTTGCTAGGGTTGCTCTGTGTGCCGAAAGCTTCTTGGCGATGCGATCTATTTCTTTCTTTTTTTCTCTTATTTCTTTTTGTTTGCGTTGCTTTACTTTTGTTTCTGAATGGTAGTTATAGCCTCGGTTCTTAGCTCCTAAGCGCTTCCCCGGCTTCTTGCGGGGTGTTCCATCCAGCTTTAGTACAAAATCCCCATTCTCATCTTTGACGTAATTATCGGGATTCAGTTCCCAGTCAGGTTGTTGTTGATCGTTCATGCGATTCTATAATAGTTTTTAGACCTTGATGAGACAGGGAGCGACCAGTCTTATGACTAATCCACAATGCTCCCTCACGCAAAGACAGGCCCCGAGAACTAACAATAGGAATAATGTCTTCCAAGGCCTTAAGTTCTTCGGGGACTTCTACAAGAAACTTGGGGTCTTTCTCATCTAACTTATAACCGAAGGGGATTGTACTTGTTTTTCTTTTAATCCGCATCTTCGAATTCTCCCTCGTAAACACTCATTTCTTTGGCGGGGAGAATAAACAAACCCTGGGAGCCTTGTACATCTACTTCTAGTTTATCTTTCTTGCCTAGGCCTACACGGTCTAGGAGCGTCTGTGCGGCCTGTAGACGAACATTAGCCTGAGGCACAGGGGCATCACTGGTAATCATCTCAACGACCTTCATAGCCGCCTGAGGGGCGTTGAAGGCCATGACATTCTCAGCTAGTTCAATAATTTCCTTTCTCAAATCTTTTGCAATGGTGGTATAGGAGCCTGGAGCATAACCTGCAATCTCTGCTGCTTGTTTGAGATTACCACCACAAGGTATAATATTCTCTAAGAATATTTGTTGCTTGGTTGTCAGTTCTTTTTTATTGTTCATGTATTACATTATATACCTGATTTACAGTTTTGTCAAGAGTTTTATGACCGTTTGTCGGTAGGTATTGACAAAATTGATATTTAGGTGTATACTATTACTTGTAACCTCCCCCGGTTGCACCTATATATAAGAGACCCCCACTTAACTCTCTTAGTACGCATAGGTGGGCCTGAATAGTTTTTAAAGCTGCGGCGAAATGGTGATAGGTTTCGGAGGTCTTTGGAGAGGTGGTTTCCAAAGCTGCGGGGCTATCTGGTTGACACGCCATTTCTTCCCAAATTGTGTATACATGTATATATATATACCCCACCCCCCATGGCCTCCTGCCCCTCCCCTTCCTCTAAAGCCTTCAAAACCCCTCCCAAGCCTTTGAAATCCCTCCCCTTTCCTAGACCTTCGAAGACTCCAAAGCCTTTAGAGCCTTTCCCCTTCCTTCCTGACAGGCTCCAGAGGCCTTCAAAGTGTTAGAGAATCAATACAACATGAAAGCCTTTCATACTGTATAAACATACACTTATCACAAAAAACCCTTCAAAGCCCTCCCAGGCTTTCCCAGTACCTTTCCCCCTTCCCTTTTGTGTTACCTTCCCATGTTACCCAAAGTAACAGTGTTGTTACCTATCTACCCACCCGGTAACACTCTAAACCCCTGTAAAGATATACAGCCCCGCACCTAACCCCTTGTTTCTAAAGCCTTTCCAAAACTTGGCACGGGCTTTGCCTTATGTTTCTCAGGCACACAAAACAAAGGGACGCACCCATATGGAAATCATAGTAAAGGTTAAAGAAGTCTACGGGATTCAAAAGGTCTACCCTGTATGCCCGAAGGCAAAGGCCATAGCCAGAATCGCTGGGACCAAAACCCTGACAGACCATACCCTGCAGGAAATTGACGTCCTAGGCTTTACCCTGAAGCTTCAGGAACGCACCCTAGACGACATTCTGTAAAAAGGAACCATGACCATGAAACTGCTCGATACCAATGGTGGCAATACCAAAGTTCGAAAGACTGACAAGGCCTCAGAAACCTATCGGCTTGCAGGGCTCTCGCTGCGCCCTGACGACATACTCTGCCCCTATCGGCATGTTGCAGGGTGTGCTGAGCCTTGCCTTGAGTCTGCAGGAAGGGGTGCTATGTCGAACGTCAGGGACGGGCGCCAAAGGAAAACAGACTTTTGGCATGCGGACAGGGAAGGCTTTCTAGCCCAGCTGCGCAAGGAATTGCGAAACTTCGACGGCCTTTGCAAGCGTCAGGGTGTCAAAGGGGCCGTGCGCCTCAACGTCCTAAGCGACATTCCTTGGGAAAAGCATGGGATACCCCAGGCCTTCCCTGACCTATTTTTCTATGACTACACCAAAAACGCCTCAAGGCTAGGCAAAACCCCAGGAAACTACCGGCTTATGTTTAGCTATAGCCCTGCCGAAGGGTACCAAAAGCACGCCGCTAAGGCCCTAGAGACTAACGTACCTATCTCAGTAGTCTTTGCTGGGGGCCTTCCCAAGGTCTACAAGGGGCGCCCTGTTATCGACGGGGACGCATCGGACCTAGAAAATGTCAAGGCGGGGCGCGTCATCGTGGGCCTAGTCGCCAAAGGCAAGGCTAAGAAAGACGCTGGGGCCTTTGTAGTCAACGCTTCAAACCTAATCGCCACGGCCTAGGAGGAGTGACGCACTATGAAAGCCTATAAACTCTTTAAGCTTCGAAAAGACGGGAGCCTCGGGCCCTTGTTCATCAATGCTAGCCAGCGTGTCCCCTTGGGGGAATGGCTCAAGGCAGGGGACCACCCTACCAAGGGCTTCGCTCACCGCCCAGGGTGGCACTGTACCCTGAGGCCTGAGGCGCCTCACCTGAGCCTGAATCCGAAGGGAGGCCCAAAAAGAATTTGGTGTGAGGTTGAAGTTTGCGAAACAAAGTTGTACGATAGGCCCGAATCCCAAGGCGGTACCTGGGTTCTGGCCGAGTGGCTCAAAGTCAACCGAATCCTAGAGGAGTATGAATGATGGAATATTTTGTTGAATGGGCAGTTCACATCACTGCCGACACTCCAGAAGAAGCCGCAAGAGAAGCCTTAGAAACGTTTCTCCAAAGGCATGCTGAAGCAATGTACTTCGACGTTACCAATGAAGACAGAAAGACAGTAACCCTTCATGAAAGTGACTTTATTTAGGAGAACTAATCATGAAAATCTTTGGAAAAGCTTACATCTACCGCGAGCGTGTACACCTCAAGCGCTGGGGTATCGTGCGAGGGCGCTGCTTCAATGCCTTCCACTTTGGCAAGCGTTCGTTTTACCTTGAGGCGGGGCATGCTCGCCCCATCGGGTTTACTTCAATCGTTCAGAAAAACGACCGTTCGTCGGTTAACTAGGAGAGATGACCATGACCGTTACTCAAATGTTCCCCAAGGCCTCTGTGTTTGGTGGCTATGGCCGCGCCGACTTCGACATTGCTACGGCGCCTCTTCAATACTTCGACGCCCGAGGGGAGGTCCGAAGGGCTTCTAAGGGTGTGGTGTATCGTACTGATACAGGCGACGAGTTGGGGGTCCATGGCTCACGCTATCAACCCGTAGCCCCTAAGCGCATGATTGATGCCACTAGGGCTATCATTCTGCGCAGTGAGTTGAACACTGACGGTATCCATGAGCGTATCGATACGTCCCACTGTGGAAAGCGGACCTTTGTTAGGTACAAACTTCCTAACCATACCTATACCACCCCTGACGGCGACACTGCGTCCCTGTGCCTGTTGGCTATCACTAGCTTCGATTCGAAGTGGCCTTTCATGATCAGTGTGGCCGCAGAACAGTTCGCCTGTACAAATCTTCAGGTGTTTACCATGGGTGAGGTTGCCCTGTACAAATCGAAACACATCCAAAGCCTGGACGTTGACAAAGGCTCTCGCATTATCGTGAAGGCCCTGGATGTTGTTAACAATCAGCAGGATCAATGGCATCAGTGGTACAACACCCCAGTGAGCCTGGAGAGGGCCGCTGAGCATATTGCTAAGTTTACTAATACCTTTGAAGAATATAAAGATATTATTGATAATGGTATATATAATCATATTAATTATAATCTTTATCTTAAAAGAAATAATACTAATGTTAATTATATTCTTAAAGTCTTCAAAGACTATCAAGATCGCCTTGGCCCGAACTACTGGGCATTGTACAACGCTTTCACCGATTGGTCAACCCATGCTGGGTTCTCGCGGCGTGTTAACTATGACACGGTGGCATCAGCTAAGAATGACCGTATGGAGCGGGTTCGCAAGTATGTAACCACTAACTTTGGGAGACAAGCGGCATGAACGAAGTCTTTGAAATCGACCAGGGTTCTGCTACAATGTATGTAACTAATAATAAACTATTGCCTATATTATATAAAAGTAAACATATATTAAATAATGAAGATGTTGTAGACTTTAATGTAAACTTTAATTTATTATCTTTAAATAAAAGAGATATGTTTGAGTTTATAGAATTCTTAGAGACTGTTGCTCAAGATATGGATCACGACTATGGAGACTCGCCGCCTTTCTGAATACGATTTAGTTATTCAAGATTTAATTTGGATAAATATATTTTATAAAAAATATCCTGATTGGCTTGGTTTAGGCTTGGGGCTTGCCGAATTAAAAGTCCCTAAAGAAGAACGTGAGTTATTAATGGATGAAGTTTTTAAATATGTGAGGTCAGTATGAAAGGACGTTATAGATTAATTACTGATGCTCAATATTATAAATGCTTTGAGTGCCATCAAGAGTTTAATGAGTTCTTGGACCCACCTCGGGACCACCCAGACCACGAGCGTTGGAAGTTGTGCCCGGAGTGTTCCGCTTCATGGAAATACATCGAGAGTCCTACCATTTACCCTGGAGATGCGTGATGAAAACTTTTTATGACGAGCTTCGAAATTATCTGGACCTAGACATGACGTTGCAGCACCGTCGAAACGAGAACGGTGTTAGCAAAGGGCGCCGAGAGCTTGAGAGCGTGGTTAAGTGCAAACAGGTTGGAACATCCCGGCCTGACATGCTCTGTGATCTTTGGGGCGGCATGCGCCCAGTAGGTACGGGAGTGGATATCAATGGGCGGTATTAATCCTTTTACACACATTGATTCTTTTGAGAACGATGCAGAGATTCAAATCTTCATAGATCATACAGAGGTTCCGGCACTCCGCATCCCTTTCTGGAGTGATGGGGCCTATGACAAAGACTTTAGGGAACGGGTGTTGTTAACTGCGGAGCAAATGGCCGGTGCCTATGCTCACGCCGAGGAGTTCTCTATAACAGTGCGAGTGATTATAAATCATCGGGTGGTTAATTTCTGATGAAAATCTTTGAGCTTGAACAAAACATTATGAACTGTTGGGATGTTGTCAATGACCTAGAATTACTTGAAGGTCCAGAGGCAGCGGCGCTAAAGGTTATCTATAAGCTTAAGTTCGATAAGCTTTGGGAGAACTTCGAAGAACTGTGTGCTGAGTATCATGCGCTAAGGGTAAAGGGAGAGGACAATGGATGACGAGGACGAAAGGGTCACGGAATTCGTAGAGATTCTTAGCAACGCAGTGGAGCGCGAAGCGGAGAATAAAGCGCTTAGAGCCCAGCGCGACGAGCTGCTAGAGGCACTAGGCTGGTACGCGTATGTGACTGAGGATGCGAACCGATACGGCATAACGAGAGACCTTGCGCAAGCAGAGCTGCGGGCAGATCGCGGCAAAAGGGCAAAGGAAGCGATTGCTAAGGTGCTAGGAGAAAACAATGAGTAAGCACACGCCAGGACCGTGGGAGATTGAAGAACATTATCACTTCGGTTATAGGTGGATTTCTGGGCCAGAGCATTCCCAACTCGCTCAAGTGGTCTGGTGCATGGAGGACGAGGACCGCAGTCCAGAGTGCGAAGCTAATGCTCACCTAATCGCCGCAGCGCCGGAGCTGCTTGATGTTTTAGAGCTGGCGCTGCGCGCCCACGGAACAATGCTTTTGTCTGACCCCCCGCAAGACCCTTGGGTTTCTTGGGCTGTAGAGCAAAAAGCCCGAGCCGCCATCGCAAAAGCAAAGGGCAGCCAAACCTGTCCCTAACAACGCATAAAGGTCAGAGATAGCTGACCGAGGAGAGTGAGTGATGATCGATCAATTAAACGTTATCAGCACATCAGCACAGCTTCGCCTACTGGCAGCAGCAATAGAAGCAGATAAGGATGTTCCCGATTTCTTTTTTGGGTTTATACGCGATGGTGTCTTTTACCACGCACACCGTGCGGAAAAAGATGTCTTTGGGCTGACAGGGCTTGCGAGCTATGTTGCCCACAAAGTAAGAGAGGAGAACGAGTGATGAATACCATAAAAAGACTTATTCAAGAAAAGAAAAAGATTATAGAAGCAAAAAACAAAATCAAAGCCAGAGAAAAAAAATTAACACAAAACCTAATCAAACTAGGGGGCGGACATTATGTTGTTGATGGCGAGCTTTGGGAGGTAAAGGTTGAGTATTGGAGAAGCCTGCCCGAATCCGCCCATCTAATCTGCAAAGGCGCACTAATACAGGAGAGTTAGTGATGAAAGAACCGACGATGGAAGAAGTGCTAGAACTTGTGGATTTTCAGCGCAGCGTCCACGGCACGTTATATGTGCATACTGTCAAGTGCAGCGTCGAAGGCAACGTCGTGGGCAATGTTAAGGGCAGAGTTTGCGGCAAGATCAATGGGCGAAGCTGGCAGTACGTCGAAACGCCGAAGGGGAAAGCTATCCGCCTCATTCGCGAACGGAGATACGAGGAAGCGATTATGGCGCTAGAGGAGAGTGATTCATGATTGAAGACGAGAACTTTAGCCTTGAAGTGCTGGCGGTCAAAGAGAACGAAGACGGCAGCGCGACCCTTACCGTTGAAATGGGACCGTCAGCAGCACAATACTTTATTGAGCTGGGCATCCTAACGGCCCTTACCAAAACCCTTGCGGACCTTGAAAAACCGGAGACAGGCTGATGGACAAAACCCCAGAAGAATACGAAGCCATAATCCAAGTTTCACATGCCCGTTACAAAATTGCTATTGATGGGTTGTCCGAGGCCTATGGCCTAATAGAAGAAGAGAAATATAAAGAAGCCCAGGACGCTTGTTGGTATGCAATCCTTAACGCCGGGAGGCTGGCATCACCATGAATATATTCTATCTGGACTCCGATCCTTTCGAAGCCGCAACACTTCAGTGTGATCGACATGTTGTTAAGATGATCCTTGAGTCTGCTCAATTGTTGTCAACGGCCCACCATGAACTTGGGTCTACGGCCCCCTACAAAACAACACACAAGAACCACCCTAGTGCCGTGTGGGTCCGCCGCAGCTACCTACACTACGCTTGGCTATACAAGCACTTCATAGGGCTTTGCGCCGAGTATGAATCCAGATACAATAAAACACACAAGAGCTGGCATACATGCGCAGAAGCCCTTCAGAATGCGCCCACTAGGATTGCTGTTATGCCGTTCGAAGAACCACCCCAGTGCATGCCCGACGAGTGTAAGGTGCCTGGAGACAGTGTCAAAGCCTACAAGAAATACTATATTCTTAAGAATGAGGAGTGGACTAAAGTCGGGAGACCTATGACATGGAAACAAACTGCATTGGAGTCTGTGAGTTAGACAAAGTAACCCGACAATGCCAAGGATGCTTCAGGTATGTTGACGAGATAGCCGGTTGGCGCCGCTTGACCGACCGTCAGCGCGAAGATATAATGAAGCGATGCTGGAAGGAACAACAAGAATATATTGAATTCTTTGGAGACTCTTATGAAGATCGACGTTGATGATGAATGTATTAATGATATTGTTAGGCAGGAAATGAAGAACCTAATAAATTATAACCTTGAAGATATTCGAAAGGGGCGGCTCGGTGCTTTCAGTCTTACTGATTCTACTTATAATGATCTTCGCTTATCGCAAATAATTTCTGCTGCCTATTTGATTCATGATTATTATTCAGCACCCGGAGAAGAATTCAGTGACACGCCAGAGAGTTCTTGATGACGAAGGGAATGTAGCTGTTCTTGTTAGTCCTTATCATGGGGCAGGTTACTATACTTCTAATGCAGAATATCCTGACTGTGTGTTTGATCCTTTCGTAATTGAGATAGTTAATAAACCAGGGTGGTATAAAAACCCAAACAAACAAAAGGTAATTAAATATCATCTCAAAGACAAGTACAGTAAAGACTTCAATACTGGAGGCGTCGAAGACCTTGTCGTTGAGTGGATTCCAGAGGGCACAAAGTTTAGGGTTCATGAATATGACGGCGCTGAATACATTGAAGTCTTACATGAAATCGATTGGCTTGAAGCTTAGCACCATGCTCTACTTGATTTGGTTTGTGTTGTTTGTTATGATGCTTGTCTTTGGACGGGCTTTGTTGAACTGGCTGGAAGGAGGCCGCAATGCCCCACCGAAAGATTAATGACATTACACCACAGGAGTGGAGTGACATGGCAGCAAAGACAAGGGCAGAAGACATGGCAGCACGGGGCTTCAAAAGCCTAGTAACTCAAGAGGGCGGCGACCACTACAAGAAGCATGCGATTCAACCCATTGAGTATGCTATGGCGAATCAACTTGACGCTTGTCAAGCAAATGTGGTAAAGTATGTCACAAGATACAAGGATAAGGGAGGCATCCAAGACCTGAAGAAAGCTCGACACTACATTGATATGTTGATAGACTTCTATATGGAAGGTAATCAAGATGCCTAAAAGAAAAATCCAATACACAACAAATGCTGTTTCTTATGCTGGGGATGGGGTGTATTTAGATATGCCGGTTTTTTCTAATTCAACATTAAAACGTGCTTTAAAGGAGACTTGGGAATTTATTAATGATGAAGATGAATGCGGTTTTGGCGCCCAGTATTCTAACGTTTCGTTAACTGTTGAAGATGAACAATACGATTATCCTCTAGGTAAAGTAGATTTATTTACTGGAGAAATAGAGTGGTATTCTGAAAATGATTAAAGATATGGATATCTATCAAGATCAAGCGGTTAAAACCGCAGTCTTCAAGAATGAATTTTATCCTGTTGCATCCTTGATGGTGGAGGCCGCTGAGCTTGCAGACTTGTTTATTAAACCTATGTTGCGCGGCGATAATACTTCTTC